CGCTCTACTTTCTTGATTTGTACATAAGCATCGCAATCAGCAACAACTTGTTCTGCAAATTTAATAAAATTGCGTACTTGTAATTTACCAAAATGACCGTAACCTTCTGCTAGGTCGCCATCTTTGCCTGCTGCAACTTCTTTGAGTTCTACCAAGCGGCGTTGCCAAATTTCTTTTACCTGACCGATCAGCTGTGGTGCCACGTTCATACTACGCAATAAGCTGACAGGCTTATAGTCAGCTGACATCTTGCCGCCGGCCAGGATCATTTCATCATACATGCCTTCCAGCTCACCGGCAGCTTCGCTCATTTTTTCACGCAGGCGATCTTGAATATTGGGCCTGACTGCTACTTCTGCTACTTCAACCACTTCTTTAACCGACTTTCCAGCTTCAATATAATCAGCAATGGTGCTGTTGATTGTGTCTAATTCTTTGGCTGTGATTTCGAGACCCAACAGATTAGCACGACAAATCCAGCCAATACCAATTTTGTAAACAGCAGCTTCGGGTACTCGATTAAATGCTTTGGCATCTACAGTACGATCATTGCGTACTAGCCAATCTACAATACAGTCTTTGGCTTCTTTTTTGCCATAATGGTAGTTGTACCAATTAAACATTCTGGTCATGGCGCTGATACGTTCCATTTCTGCAGGTTGTTCTTTCCAAGTGGGCTCAGGACCGTACCCAATATCTTGACTACGCGGAGTCATAGATTTGAGAGGTTTGTGTGCTGTTTTCTCAACAGCTTTTTTAGCGACAGGTTTTTTTGCAGTTGCGTTCATGGTATTCTCGCAGAGTTTCAAATTTATATAGCATTTTAACAGACTTAGGGTTAGTGGTCAACCGTTAAAAATTACTGCTAAATAGTAAAAACGGAGAAATAAAATTCCACGCCTAAGTATGTATCGTCCTAATAAGACGAATGACTATCGTTTTTTTGATCGAACCATCAGTGAACAATTTACTGTGGGTGGTCTCGACATATATATTCACAAATATCTAGGTCCAACCATTGTAGAAAACAACCCTACAACCACTGGCATAAATGGTGATGCAACACAACCAAACTACCAAGTAAATGACCCGCTATTTGTACAAGACCTGTTGTTGGGCGAGATAAGAGATCGATCTTACGATCCAGACATTTATGTCATGCGCGGTGTTTATCGTCAACAGGATATCGACTTTGACCTAACACAGTTTGGTTTGTTTTTAAACAATGATACCTTGTTTATCACATTCCATTACAACGACATGATTGACACATTCCAACGTAAACTAATGGTGGGCGATGTGCTAGAGTTTCCCAACTTGAAAGATTGGAATCCCTTAGACCGAACCAAACCACCCTTACCGCGCTTCTATGTCATTCAAGATGCCAACTTTGCATCAGAAGGATTCAGCCAAACTTGGTTGCCACACCTGTGGCGTGTGAAAGCCACGCCCTTGGTAATGAGTCAAGAATACAAAGACATTACTAATCAAATCCCAGGCACACCCACTATTTGGGATCCGGGCAATTATTATCCTCCAGGCAGTGTGGTAAAGGATGGCGACACATATTACACAGCATTGCAGCCTGTTCCACCTGGCACACCTATTGGCGACGCAGCTTATTGGCAACCCACTGATCCAGCCAACATCGGCGATACTGCTGGCACACAGAATAAAGACTATCTTGTAAACGATGCCATTATACAGCAGGCCGAAGCTGAAGTTCCCTTATCAGGCTACGATACAGTAAAGTTTTACATATTTCCCACCAATCCCGATGGTACACCTGCTGACACAGACGGTGTAACCATTGACACCAATCTGGTCAACGCCAGTCAAGCTGATCCCTTGGTCAGCGATGGCACAGCAACACCAAGAGGTGATGGTTACACAGTGGGTTACTTGACCGGCGATGGCATAGCACCCAACGGATTGCCGGTCACTCCGGGAGTGAACTTCCCGTCAGTGGCCTATGAGGGCGACTATTGTTTGCGCCTGGACTATTTCCCAAATCGTCTATTTAGATACAACGGACGCATGTGGATCAAGATTGAAGAATCTGTACGCACCAACTTGACCAATGGCGTCAGCAACAATACTTTACGGTCAGGCTTTGTCAACAATACATACACTGTGCCCACAACGGATCAAGGTAACATACCAAGTCGTCAGAGCCTAAGCGAGATTTTAGAGCCCAAGGCCGACAACGGTAGTCAAGGTGGCAACAAGCCAGCCAATCCTTACCCTGGCACACAACCCGGACAGAGGTCAAGTTAATGCAAAATTTCTTCTACGACGAACAAATACGCCGTTTCCTACTACAGTTTACTAGAATTTTCAGTAACTTCCAAATAGAATACGGTCCTGCCAACAGCGATCAGGCATCCCTGGTGCGTGTGCCTGTTCGTTACGGCGACTGGACTAGATTGGGACAAACTGTACAGCAAGATAACTCAGCCAGTGCCTTACCATCTACACCGCTGATAACTTTTTATATCACCAGCATGGACTACGATCGTCCGCGCATGCAGGATCCTTACTTTGTGAGCAATGTACAAGTACGCCAACGCTACTTTGACGAAGCCACTAACACTTACGAAACCACACAAGGCAATGCATTTACCATTGAACGCTTGATGCCAGTACCGTACAAGATGGGCCTGACTGTGGATTTTTGGACCAGCAACACGAATCAAAAGTTTCAGCTGTTTGAACAAATTGCTACCTTGTTCAATCCCAGTTTAGAAATACAAAGCACTGACAGCTTTTTGGATTGGACCAGTTTGAGCACTGTGGATTTAGATCAAGTGACTTGGACCAGCAGAACTATTCCGCAGGGCACAGAAAACCCCATTGACATCATGAGCATGAGATTCTCAATACCAATTTGGATTTCGTCTCCGGCCAAGGTCAAGAAGTTGGGTGTAATCGAAAAGATCATTGCATCTGTATACGACGCACAAGGCGACGCTGTTGAGGCTATTACCAACAACGATCTCTTGTTGGGCACAAGACAAAAGTTTACTCCTTTCATGTACAAGACCCTGTTGATTGGCAACAAACTACAGGTGTTAAAGAATTCCGCCACAGTAGATCAACCCAACTCGTCTACTGAGTTGCCAGATTCGCCGCCCAGCAATGAATTTTGGCCAGCAGTGATCGGCATGTATGGTGCATTTAGATCTGGTATTACACAAATCAGATTAGACAATCAATGGGGTACCGACGATCAGGTGATTGGTACTGTCAGCTATGATCCCACTGACGAACGATTCCTGTTGTTTGATGTTGATCCTGACACTGTTCCACAAAATACTCTAGACCCTGTTGATGCTGTGATTGATCCCTTGCTGAGTGGGCCTGGGGCAGGACTGCCAGTGGCTGCGGCAGGGCAACGCTATTTGATCTTGGACGCCATCGGCGATGATCAGAATCCACAACCAGCCACAGCTTGGGGACCACTAGTTGCAGCGGCCAATGACATCATCGAATACGACGGCACATTTTGGGACGTGGCGTTTGGCAGCACAACCAATACCACCAACATACAATACATGACCAACATGACCACAGGCCTACAGTACTTGTGGACAGGAACAAACTGGGTCAAAAGTTTTGAGGGAATTTACCCTGCTGGCGAATGGAGTATTGTGCTATGATGGCAGTGGGAGTATGGTTTTATGCTCACAACACTCAACGCTATCTGTATTTGATGCGCAACGACACCAAGTATCCTGGCACATGGGGATTGCCCGGTGGCAAATGCGAGGCAGGAGAAACCTTATTGGACAGCATCGAACGTGAGTGCTGCGAAGAACTGGGTTCTTTTCCCGAGTACGTGAAACTGTTGCCGTTGGATCAGTTTACCAGTGCCGACGGTGCTTTCAGTTATCATACTTTTTTCTGTTGCGTGGCCCGAGAATTCCAACCTGTACTAAACGAAGAACACTTGGGTTATGCCTGGATAGATTCAACTGCTTGGCCCAAACCCATGCATCCGGGCCTATGGTCAACTGTAAATTTTGATACCATCAAAGAAAAAGTCGAAATTATAAAATCAGCTGTTCAAATATCGCAATAGGTCACAAAATCGCGATACTTTACAGTATCAACATTGCGATTACTGCGCCACATGTCAGGCATGTTCACTGCGGTACCAACCAATACAAAACGAGTTGATGTGTAGGCTTCAAACACTGAATTCACATGATGTATCCAGCCGCTGTCTTGTACAGGAGTTTCGTTGTTGTAGCCCAGCAAGAATATTTCTTCGTGTTCGTCAAACGCTGCCAAGTAAACAGCTAGAGCAATTTCACTCAACTGCGGCGACATGGGCACTAGAAAAAAATCACCTGGATAAGTCATACAAATGTTAGGCGAAGTATACACTATGCTGTTTGTGTGATAGTCAGCCTCGCGTATGTGTTTGGCTGTGTTGCGGTTGATAGTGACAAAGAAATCTGTGGGCATGTCGGACCATATTTGATCACTGGCATAGGTCTGTAGTCGCTTCTTGGCCAGTAATCCACCGCGATGTCGCTGTAGTCTAGCATAGTCAAAGCGTTCACGATCTATACCACTTCCGATCACAGCAGCACGACCTGATATGTGTTGATTTTCTACAGCGTTTGGAATCCATTCACGTGACTGTTGTCCGCGTCCATTGGCCATTCTGGTTCTAGTGACCACAAATTCGCCTTCATAATCTCTACGATATCTAGCCTGTATCACAATCTTCCTAATAGTATTTCTATGACGCCTTCACTGATACTGTTGTAGGACTCTAGTGATTTACCAATCACTGAGCCGGGCTTGTACAAGTTGTTGTTTAATGCAGTTGCTACTCCAGCAACACAACTGGAACTGTAAATGCTCCAGTTCCGTTGGAACCTGTACCCAAGGATTGCACAAAATATATGCCATTTTGGCTGGCAGTTAATTGACCGGTAACCGGTCATTAATAGCAAGATTTATATTATCAACTTGATTGGGTGCACCACCATTCAATACAATATTGCTAGTGGTCACTACTCGAGTTGCTTGTTTGTAATCAATGTTTGATATCTGTTGAGCACGGATTCTGGTTAATGCCATTTTATTACCTAATCAATATGATATTTATCAAAAAAAATAGGGCAGCAGCTGCCCTATTTTTAGATTACCAAAACAGTTTACTCATTAGTGAGAGATTTTACGTCTGATTGTGTTAATTCAATTTTCAGAGGGTCATCGCTGGATTTTAACAAAAATGAATCTTTTGGAATTAGACCCAGACCTTTTAGTGCGTTCCATGTCACTGGATTACTCATAGCATTACGAATTTTTGCCGGACTTGGATGACCCGTAGCTAATATTTCTGCGTAAATTTCTTTGCCTATCACAGCGGTAAATTCATTGGCGGCGTTGACTTCAAACATTTGTTCATCGGTATATCCAGGAATACGAGTTGGTTCTGCTATTTCATAATATTCAGTCAACAATTTTTGTAGAATTTCTATTTCTTGACGATTGAGTTCATATGCATAACTGGGATCACCAAAACTTTCAGCTTCTTTTATTTCTGCTTCTAGTTCTAAGATTTCATATTCCGGGGTATCGTATTTTGTTTTTAAGTATTCAAGTTTTGCTTTTTTTGCTTTGGAACGAATAATAGAAACTTCTTCCAATTTAGAAGCTCTAATACGACCCTCTAAAAAGCCCTGTAGTGTTTTGATTTTTTCCCAAACAGTTTCACCAATTACTTGATAGCGATAGTTAAATTCTGAATTTAATTTGGAAGGCATAATATCTCTTTTTTGAAGTAAAAATATTTATCATGCCATCCGTAGTTGTATGAATTTTATTAGTTAGCCGTATGATGCAGCGGCTAAGCTGCTACGAGCAGTACCAACACCCGTAGTATCTGTGGCAACTACACCGGTATTAGATACTAAATTTGTCATGCTTCGTAAGATAGCAACGCCGGTGGTTACACCATATCCAAATATTGCTGTGTCTGTTCCATAACCAGCGGCGGCTAAGCTGCTACGAGCAGTACCAACACCAGCGGTATCTGTGGCAACTACACCAGTATTAGATACTAAATTTGTTACACTTATAGAGGGAGCGAATTCGTCTCCATATCCAAATATTGCCTTGTCTGTTCCGTAGCCGGTGGCCGCTAAGGCCTGACGAGGAGTACCAACACCTGTAGTATCTGTAGCAACTACACCAGTATTAGATACTAAATTTGTCACGCTCTGAAGAGCAAAGGACCCATCAGCACCATATCCAAATATTGCCGTGTCTGTTCCGTAGCCGGCAGCTGCCAAGAACGCACGAGCAGTACCAACACCCGTAGTATCTGTAGCAACTACACCGGTATTAGATACTAAATTTGTCAGATTGAGCATGGTTGGGACATTATAGTCATACCCGTATCCAAATATTGCCTTGTCTGATCCATAACCAGCTGCGGCTAAGCCCATACGAGCGGTACCAACACCAGCGGTATCTGTGGCAACTACGCCTGTATTAGATACTAAATTTGTCATGCTCACCAGGCCGCCACCATCATCCCCATATCCAAATATTGCCTTGTCTGTTCCGTAGCCGGCGGCTGCCAAATCGGAACGAATAGTACCAACACCCGTAGTATCTGTGGCAACTACGCCAGTATCAGATACTAAATTTGTCACGCCAGTAAGACCAGAGCCACTAAACCCATATCCAAATATTGCCTTTTTTGGTGTCGCAGGTGGCGGTGGTACCGGGGCAGTTATTGTAATCCCTGTCAATGTCATTCCAGTAATTTGCATTATATTTCCTTAGTTAACCATGAGTTGTTGCAATATTATATCTTAATATTTATCAAGACCCAATAATATTTCATATTATGTTTTAAGTGCGTTGGGAATCCACTCACGTGCCTGATGACCACGTACATTGGCCATTCTGGTTCTGGTGACCACAAATTCGCCGGCATAATCTCTACGGTATCGGGTGGGTATCATGCTGTGTATGTGCCCGATGAGGTAAATGAATAAACCCACCAGGCACCTAACCCGGCAAAAAGCGACTGAGCAAATGAAATTATACTGAACATTATGTAGGTTAATTATTCTTCATTGGGCGGTAGCCCAAAGAACACTCTGGCTTCTTCTTCCGAATTAAACCAATACCACCCGTCTACAGGGTAAACGTTTTGCTCATGTGTTTCTTTGCGTAACTCGTAATTTGCGTTAAGGACGAAATTTGGTCCGTAAAGCAATTCGTCATCTAATTTATAAAAACCGCTTGTATTTTCCATGATTTATCCTGTGACTGTCCAGCCCTTGGCTGTAGCTATTGCGGGATTGTCCGTTGCAGTGCCGTAATTACTTGTTACCGTAATTGTTTGCGACGTTACTGTTGGTAAATTTGTGTATATTTCGTTAAGTGCAGTTGCCGATAATTTGCAGCCAGAGACCGAAAATGAAAATCTAAAGTTTTTAGCTTCAATTCGTGCAATACTAGGACAACTAAGAAACATGTTATCAAACCCTCCTGATATAACCGCTGTTGTCACTAAAGCGGGGATAGATCCTAGGGAAGAACAAAGAGCAAACATCTGGGTCATGTTTGTTACAGAAACCGTATTAAATAATGGTATTGATAGTAAGGAAAAGCAATTATTGAACATAGCAATCATGCTTGTTACAGCAGCCGTATTGAATGGTGGTACTGACAGTAGGGCATTGCAATTACTAAACATACCAGCCATGTTTGTTACATTAGCCGTATTAAATAGTGGTACTGTTTGTAAGGAAGTGCAACCAACAAACACACTGTCCATGTTTGTTACATTAGCCGTATTAAATAGTGGTACTGTTCGTAAGGAAGCGCAACTAGTGAACATACCAAACATATTTGTTACAGCAGCCGTATTAAATAATGGTACGGATTCTAGGGGATAGCAATTAGAGAACATCTGGCTCATGTTTGTTACAGAAGCCGTATTAAATAATGGTACAGATTTTAGGGAATAACAAGCATTGAACATACTACTCATGCTTGTTACAGCAGCCGTATTAAATAATGGTACGGATTTTAGGGCATAGCAATTACTAAACATACTGGCCGTGTTGCCTACAGCAGCCGTATTAAATAATGGTACGGATTCTAGGGAATAGCAAGTATTAAACATATTGCTCATGTTTGTTACAAGAGGCGCATTAAATGGTGGTACTGATTTCAAGGAATAGCAACCAGAGAACATACTTTGCATACTTGTTACAGCAGCCGTATTAAATAATGGTACTGTTTGTATGGAATAGCAACTAGAGAACATAAAATTCGTGTTTGTTACAGTTGTAATTGTGGGACTAATTACCACATTTTGTAAACTGTTAAGACCATTAAATAAGCTGCTAAAACTAAGTATATTTCCCGTTTGATTTATTTGTACGCTTTCGATATTAGTATTACGAACAAAGCTGTTGGAAAATATAGAAATACCTGTAATAGTTGGCGAGGCAATAGCTAAATCCAGCCACCCAGATGCGTATCCATTAGCCAACCCAGCTTGGTTGTGTTTTGTTTGAAAGTTAATGGTTGTTAGATTACTGCCAGCTTGAGGTGTTATTGTGACTGTTGCAACTCTGTATGGTAACAATTGACCTGTACCATCATTAGTCAATACAATCGGAGGGCCATTAAGAGTAGCCGAAACTTGGAATGTATTGGTCGTAGCGTTAATAACAAAGTAATACTGATCGTTTACAATACCTGTAGTTGTGGTAATGTTAAAAAATCGCACTTGCATACCATTTGAATACCCGTGCTCCGCACGGTTCACAGAATCACTTACATCCGTAAATGTAACGGGAGCTTCTGTTCCGACTAAGAGGGCTGAATTATAATTATATTCATAATTAGATATCCCACTGGTATAATTGTTGATTGTGCCATCCCCAAAGTTTACAGTGTAATTGCCTGAAATATTCATAGCAATAAAATTTCCGCCGCCGGGATATACTGCATACAACCCGCGAACTCTGTTATCACCAATATTGGCTGTACATGCGGGCCAGCTTGGATTACGCACCCAAGGTGATCGTGGAATAAAATCGAATAAAGTTTTTTCGTATAGCCCAGCATTACTTGTCGTAGGGGATGCGCCGACTGTCCGAATAGACATTAAGTAACCTCCGATCCATACAAATTGAAGACTACGTTAGCAGTACCCGCATATACAGTCACAACATCAGTTGCTGCAAGAGTAATCCCAAGCGTCAGTAACGTTGTGGTGTATTGACTAATCGCCGCTTCATAAACGATGTAATGAATGTCTGCGAGTATAGCCCCGGCGGGGCGAATTGCGACCCGGTATGTTGTACTCGCCCCAATACTACAGATAGATAACGTGCTACACACAGTTGAAGTAGCAGCAGGTACTGTATAAAGCGTAGTTGCTGTAGTTGCTACGGGTTTGACCTGTCCAAGAACTTTATATACCGTTGCCATTTAGGCCCCCATCAAAAGAAATATTTGTTCGAAACCAGAAGCTCCGCCGCCGCCGGTTGGTGTTGTCCAACTAGGGGGAGAGGCACCGTTAGACGTTAGCACTTGACCCAATGTACCTGTCGAGCCGTTAGCCGACAAAGTCGAGTTAAAGCGAAGAGTTGTAAAGACACCGGCTGCAGGGTTAACGCCGCCGATCGTCAAGTTGTTTGCTGTGCCGCCCGTAATGGCCACGGCGTTAGCATTCTGGGTCGACATTGTACCTAAACCGGCGATGTTGGTGTTAGGAATTGTGGCCGATGCAGTCATGGCCTCTGTACCATTGCCCTTGACGTAACCAGTTAGACCAGTTGCTGTTATTGTGCCAGCTAATACGCTGTTCGCAGTTATAACATTGGCATTGCTAATATTGCCACCAGTGCCATCACCCAGCACTATAGTGTTCGCGGTTATAACATTGGCATTGCTAATATTGCCACCAGTGCCATCACCCAGCACTATGGTGTTCGCGGTTATAACATTGGCATTGCTAATATTGCCACCAGTGCCATCACCCAGAATCAAGTTACCACTGAACGTACCCGCGGTAGCAGTGATGGCACCAACTTGCATAGCTTGATAAGTGGCATTGGTGAAGTCAACAGTGGTAGTTGGTTCTGGTATTACATTACCAAACAATTTCCAAGTGCCATCAGATGCATCGCGTACCCAGCCGCCGTGTTGATATGTGCCGTCATTCCAGGACACTATCATGCCAAGATCGTAAACGTTTCCAGGGTTGTCTTCACCTATGAAAATGAGTGGATCGCCTACTACTAGGTCGGTTACATTGGAATAATTTAAGTTGCCGGTGGCATTGATGTTACCAGTAATGTCAACGTTGCCGGTAAAATTACTGACACCCACAACAGTAAGGCCGCTGAGTGTGCCCACGCTGGTGATGTTGGGTTGTGCTGCTGTGGTCAAAGTACCTACAATTTTTGTACCCGACAAGTTGCCACCAGATATGTTGGCAGTGGTAGTGATTGTACCAGTACTGTTGATTGTGTTGCTACCAAAACTTGCCAGCAACGAAGTGACATCACTGTTGCTGTACGATGATGTAGATATTCCAGTAAGTTGGCTACCGTTACCAAAAATATAGTTACCGGTAATATTGCCAGTCAATGAAATAGAATCAGTAGCACTGGCTGTGACAACACCTTGTCCATTGACCAAAAGTGGATTGGTGCTGTTGGCAGTGATAGTGGTGTTGCCAAGATATATTGTGCTGTTGGATAACCAAATATCTCGCCAACGCTGTGTTGTTGATCCCAGATCGTAAGTGATGTTGGCAGCTGGCAATGCATTGCCTTTGAAAACAGTGCTGCCAGTTGAAAACACTGCCACGTTGCTGGTTCCAGCGACACTGATTGCCACATTGGCGTTGACAGCGCCTATACTGACGTTGCTGGTTCCGTTGACGATTTGTGTTGATTGAATTCCAATGACGCCAATGGTCACAGTTTTAGCAGTGGCATTTCCTGTGATTGAAATATTGTCACCGGCAACAAATGAAACAGCATCGCCTACTGTGTTGGCCAGGATGGCCGTGCCGTTGGCTGATATGTTTCCAAAGCTGTAAGATGTGCTTTGCTGAAACGAGATGTTGCTGCTGCCCAACACAATGGGATCGTTAGTGGTCAAAGTCCAAAGGGTATCTTTGTATTGGTCACCTTCGGTCACTGTTACAATCATACCTGATTGCATTTCGCCTGTGGTATTGGTATCGTTGGTTCTTACCCAGGTACCATTGGATCCTGTACCCAGTGTTTGTACCAAATAAAGACCGTTTTGTGTGGCAGTTGATTGTCCATTGACCAAGACTCTGTTGTTAGCGGCCAGAATAACTCCGTCTACAGAACTAGGTGCTCCACCTGCCAATGTGATGTTTGTGGTCGTGACTACCCGTGCAGCTTGTTTGTAATCAATGTTTGATATCTGTTGCGCACGGATTCGTGTTAATGCCATTTTTCTACCCGATCAATATGTTATTTAGCTGGAAGATATGGCTGCCTTATTTTGGTTGTAGCGAGTTTACACTCGCCCAATAACCACTTCAATCACACCGTCTTGTCCATCAAAATCAGCAAGTGCTTTACCAATTACTGCACCCACTTGTGGGTTGGCTTCGGCTCTTGCACGACCATTGCTGGTAGCAACCATCATGTCGCCCTTGCAAACGACGCCGGTTACTTTAACTGGTACACGACCTTGTAGAGCGATTGCCACTACATACTCACCAGTCTGACCCGAGTTCATCAAGTAGCTGGGGTTTGTACTAACAACACCAGCTATTCTGCGGCAAGCGTCTTCTTCACACAAGGTGACTTCTTTGGCACCACCAAAGCACACAACAGTACCTGGTTCAATTGGCATGTCGGCTTCGTACATCTCAGCCAAGTCGGCGTATTGAGCACTTGTTGCCTTGGCAAATACTGTATTGAAGTATGTGGTTGAGCTACCAATATTACCTACACCGTTGGCATTGGAATTGACAATGTTGCCCAGTGTCACTGTGCCAGTTGATACAGACAAGTTGCCACCTGTAATATTACCAGTTACAGATAGTGAACCTAATGTACCTACTGATGTAATGTTAGTTTGAGCTGCTGTGGTCAAGGTGCCCACAATGCTTGTACCTGACAAGTTACCACCGGAGATATTACCAGTAACTATGACGGCGTTCGCAGTTATAACATTGGCATTGCTAATATTGCCACCAGTGCCATCACCCAGCACTATAGTGTTCGCAGTTATAACATTGGCATTGCTAATATTGCCACCAGTGCCATCACCGACGGTGATGTTGCCGGTCACCCCCAGTGCGCCTGTGATCGAAACACCAGAGCCGGCCACTACCACCACGTTGCTGGTACCAGCAACACTCATTGTGATATTGCCGTTGGTTGTAGACACTTTGGCATTAGATGTTCCACTTGCAATCTGTGTAGTATCTACGTTGTCAGCATCGATTGTGGCAGGTGTTGTACCGTCTGCTTGGAAGAATCCAATTTGGTTTGCACCAACATCTTTGATTACCAGTGTGCCCAAGTAAATTGAGTTACCAGCTAGATACAAGTCATTCCAGAATCTAGTAGTTGAACCCAAATCATATGTGACGTTGGCTGCAGGAATCAAGTTGCCTGTGATTTGTACATTGGCTGTAGACAATGTTTCTACTACAGCAGTTGCTCCACTATTGCTGATACTGGTCACTGATGTTGTGGTTGTAAACACTCTGGCATCAATTACGTCGCTAGCCCCTGGAGCTTCAGTAAATGTCAGTGTAGTTCCTGATACCGAGTAGGCTGTAGTTGGGATCTGTACAATGCCGTTGATCGCAACCACTGTGCCTGCTGTTGTTGAGGCAGTTGACAGAGTAAATGCAACAGTACTGCCATCGCCGTTGAATTCGTCGGCTGTAATAACTGTAAATTCGCTAGTAGCAGACACCCATGAATCGCTGTCGTAGAATTCCAACACATCCAAGCTGGTGTTGAATCGAACCATACCTGTCACTGCTGTACCAGGACGCTGTGCTGTGTTACCAACCGGAATCAGGATTGAATTTGTAGTTCCAATCTTGAGTGCTGCGTTTGTAGTTGGTGTTCCTGTACCAATCAGCACTGTGTCAGAACCAGCATCCACTACCAACAGATTGGCTTGTGTATCTCCAGAAACTATGAAGTTTACATCTGCACCGGCTGAGTTAATCAAGACCTGGCCGTTGGTGCCAGTGATTGTGTCTCCACTAATACGAATATTACCTAAACTAGCTATACCAGTAGTAGTGACGTTTCCACCAGTTACATTGCCAGTAACACTGACACTTGAACCTGTAATCACGCCACCCACAACTGATGCTGCTGTGGTTGTTCCTGTGACACTTGTACTTGAACCTGTAATCACGCCGCCTGCTACGCTTGCGGCTGTTACCCCGCCTGATACTGAAACACTGGTACCAGTAACACTGGTAACACTGAGATTGCCCAATGTGGCATTACCAGTAGCATTGAGCGTACCTGCAATATTGGCACCTGTAGTAGTGACCACTAACACATTGGTTCCATTGGGTGCTAGATTGACGTTACCCGAAGCTGCTGTGATCAGAGACAAGGGACCAGTGTCAACAATGTTGCCTGTGACGTTGAGATTTCCACCAGACACGTTGCCAGTAGCACTTATTAAGCCACCTGTTAAGACGTTGCCGCCTGTGACATTACCAGTAACACTGGCACTTGAACCTGTGATCACACCACCCACTGTTGATGCGGCTGTTACAGTACCAGTGACTGATGCACTTGATCCAGTAATTACACCGCCCACTGTTGATGCGGCTGTTACGGTACCAGTTACTGATACATTAGTACCTGTGTGATTTGTTGCAGATATATTGCCGCCAGTGATATTGCCTGTGGCACTTACCGTTCCGCTGGTTGCTAAATTACCGCCTGTGATAGTAGTAGCTGACGTAATTGTTCCAGTAGAAGAAATTAGTCCGCCTGTTAATAAATTACCGCCTGTGATGTTACCACTTGCACTAAAAGATGCTGCTGTAAATGAACCAGTTGTGGCAATATTGCCGCCTGTGATGTTGCCAGTAGCAGAAATTAAACCGCCTGTTAGGACGTTGCCACCAGTTACGTTACCAGTCAAACTGGCACTTGATCCAGTAATTACACCACCCACTGTTGAAGCAGCAGTTTGTGTTCCTGTGACACTGGTACTTGTACCTGTGATTACGCCACCCACAACTGATGCTGCTGTGGTTGTTCCTGTTACTGAGGTTGATGTACCAGTAATCACGCCACCCACAACTGATGCTGCTGTGGTTGTTCCTGTGACACTGGTATTTGTACCAAAGAAGTTTACGCCGGATACGTTGCCAGTAACACTGACACTTGATCCTGTAATTACGCCACCCACAACTGATGCGGCTGTGGTTGTTCCTGTGACACTTGTTGAAGTACCTGTAATAACTCCACCTACAACTGATGCGGCTGTGGTTGTTCCTGTGACACTGGTACTTGATCCAGTAATTACACCACCCACTGTTGAAGCAGCAGTTTGTGTTCCGGTGACACTTGTTGAAGTACCTGTAATAACACCGCCCACTGTTGATGCGGCTGTTACAGTACCTGTGACACTTAAACTTGTACCTGTGGCTGCACCAATGTTGGGTGTGGTTAAGTTTGCACCAGCTTTGACTGATATGTTACCAGCACCATCAAATGCCGTGGTGTTGTTGTCAACTTTGGCACTAAACGTTTGACCATTTAATGTCAAACCAGCTGCTGTGTTAGCTGTGTAAGTTTGGCTACTACTAAACTGAGCAAACTCTATGTTGCTGGTGCCAAATGTAATGGTACCAGATGGAGCATCAACAATCCAGGCTGATCCTGCGTTTACGTTACCACTGGTAACAAAGAAGTAATCGTTTATACTCAGTGCATTGGCACTGGCTGGTGCATAGCTGTTAGTGTCTGAGCTACGTGTGATTGCTGTGGCATTTGACCACACATACACACCATTTTGTACAGCATTGCCCTGGTCTTTGACCAAGATTCTTGCGCCTATAGTTTGAACGTTGGCTGTGTCGATGAGGTTAAAACTACCTGTAGTAGTTAGTGTAGCACCTACACCATTTCCTGCACCGTTGGGTTGATTGTATGTTATGGTACCGCCTGTGATGGTATCCAATGTTCCTGTGGTGGCCGCTGTTACAGCGTCGTGATAAGAGATTGAAGTAGTTACAGCATTGTCCACATACAATTTAGTGGCTGCGTCTTGATTCTGTACTGGTTGTGCCAGGTCATTGATATATCTGGTGTTTAGGTTTACGTTACCGGTTAGGTTGAATAAAACAGATGTACCTGTAACGGATATGCTTGTTCCAACAATCTTGCTAGTATTGAGATTGCCACCATTGACATTTCCCGAAGTGCTGATCTGTCCAGACCCAGCTAGTATGTTTCCACCAGTTACGTTGCCAGTGACACTGACACTTGAACCAGTGATCACGCCACCCACAACTGATGCTGCTGTGGTAGTACCTGTTACACTGGTACTTGAACCTGTGATCACGCCACCCACAACTGATGCTGCTGTGGTAGTACCTGTTACACTGGTACTTGAACCCGTGATCACACCACCAACAGTACTGGCGGCTGTTTGTGTGCCAGTTACTGATGAACTTGAACCTGTGATCACACCACCAACAGTACTGGCGGCTGTTTGTGTGCCTGTGACACTGGTATTTGTACCAAAGAAGTTTACACCAGATACGTTGCCAGTAACACTGACACTTGAACCGGTAATCACACCACCAACCACTGATGCTGCTGTGGTTGTACCTGTGACACTGGTATTTGTACCAAAGAAGTTTACACCAGATACGTTGCCAGTAACACTGACACTTGAACCGGTAATCACACCACCAACCACTGATGCTGCTGTGGTTGTTCCTGTGACACTGGTACTTGAACCAGTTATAACCCCGCCAACTACTGATGCTGCTGTGGTTGTTCCTGTGACACTGGTACTTGAACCAGTTATAACCCCGCCAACTACTGATGCTGCTGTGGTTGTTCCTGTGACGCTTGTCGAAGTACCTGTAATAACTCCACCCACAACTGATGCTGCGGTGGTTGTTCCTGTGACACTGGTATTTGTACCAAAGAAGTTTACGCCTGATACGTTGCCAGTGGCACTTATATTACCAGTAACGTCAACACCAGTTGCTGTGAATACAACTACGTTGCTGGTGCCAGACACACCAAAAGTGATGGGGGCATTGATTGCAGCATTGATGTTGCTGGTACCATTACTGATTGGGAATCCAGCTGATGCAGCAGCAACACCTGTGAGTTGGCTACCGTTACCAATAAAGAAACTAGCAGGATTGGCTATGATGTTGCCAGCAGCAGAAACTACACCGCCTGTTAATACATTACCACCTGTGACATTACCTGATACACTAGCACTTGTTCCGGTGATCACGCCACCCACAGTGCTGGCGGCTGTTTGTGTGCCTGTTACTGAAACACTGCTACCAGTGATCACGCCACCCACAGTACTGGCGGCTGTTTGTGTGCCTGTTACTGAAACACTGCTACCAGTGATCACGCCACCCACAGTACTGGCGGCTGTTTGTGTGCCTGTTACTGAAACACTGCTACCAGTGATCACGCCACCCACGGTGGAGGCAGCAGAAACAATTCCAGCTGTAGTAAGATTTCCGCCAGTTACATTACCAGTGGCACTGACCAGTCCAGCTGTACGTAAGTTACCACCTTGAACGTTTCCACTAGCCGATACAGTGACGCCTTGAACCAAAGCTGAGCTTATAAGATTACCACCAGACACATTACCGGTGGCTGAAATATTACCTAAAATGGTACCGCTGAATGTGACGTTGCCACTTACACTAAGATTTGCTGCTGTGATAGTGTTTGCACGTAGACTAGCATAACTAGATATGGTGACTACAGAATTGGTAATGGCATCGTTGGTAAAAACAGTGGCAAATTGGCCTGCGCTTTCGTCCCATATAAACGCTATATTTTCCGAAGAACCGCGTTCGCCAATAAAACCAATATCTAAAGTTGGAGATCCTGTTTGATCTTTGGCCAATAAGATTAAGGGATCTTCAACCACCAAGTCAATGGTGTCGATAGCTGTAACGTTACCTTGAACAGTAAGGTTACCTGCAATAATAAGATCCGAGCCGTATGTTAAATTATTAGAGATCTTCTGCGAAGTGATCGAATAATTCTGTAACTTGGCTGCTGCATTAATACCTACGTATACATTACCTGCAATTGCGTCTGTTATCTGATTGTTATTAATGCGAGTTATTGACATTTAGGTCTCCATTGCCAGGGGGCTATGGAGTTATTTACCAAAAGACAGAATATTACATCAGCAGGGTTTTAATTTAAAGAAATCTTATGTCAACAGTATCTGTTGTCAAGGGTGCTTCTACGAAAGTCAACACATTACCAGCCACACTGTAAGCCAATGTAGGTGTTTGTACCACACCGTTAGTGATTACCAATATTGCAGAAGATGTGGTACTTCTATCTAGCGCATAATTCAAGCTGGATCCGTCGGGAGTAATCAACTGCGAACTGATATCGCTGGCCACTAAATCCCATTCGGTACCATCATAAACTTCTATTCTTTCAGATTCTGTATTGTATCTAATGGTGCCTGTTGCAGCTGGGCTAGGTCTTTGTGCTGAGTTTCCTACCGGTATAACTAATCCACTTACAGTATCTATGATCACTGTGCTGTTGGCAGTGGGAAACAAAGTAATGTTTCCGGGGGTAACTGACGTAGATATTGTGGTATTGCTAAAAGTAAAGTTGCCAATGTTGCTGTTTGCTGCTATTGCGTCTGCATAAAATTTTGTAGCAGCATCAGAATTGGCTACAGGTTCAGACAGGTTGTTAATATTGACATTTCCTGCATCAATGTTTCCTCCTGCAGTAATGACCACATTACCAATGCGAAAAATTCCATCAACTTCAAAATCATCAGACGGAACACTGGTCTTGATGCCCACGCGATTGTTGATGACATCAAAATAGATAAGGTTGCCTTGTATGCTGAGGTCAGCACCTCGCTGTAGATTATCTTGTAGTATGTTGCCGGAAATTCGGTTGATTGCCATGGGGTATCCTTACTGAGATATTTATGGCGTCAAACCGAGCTGTGTATTACAGATATAGGTTCCCCAGCAGGTGGTGGCGATGTAAAAGTAATGTCAAAGCTACCGTCCACTGTGTAAGCAGAGGTAGAGTCTTGATAAATTGATCCCACAAAAACAATAATTTGGCTAGCAGTGGATTCTTGTTCGCTCATGGTAAAAACTGTGGTTGAACCATCTCCTGTGAACGAATCCACATCATAAACTACATTGCCGCCAGCACTGACGCTGATAAATTGTACTCCGTTAAAATATTCAATGAATCCTGTTTCGGTATTGAATCTCATGAGTCCAAACGCTGGGTTAGCAGGTCGGTTGGCTGACGTTCCAGTTGGCAAGCGCACACCAGAACTGCCCGAAGGTATCGTACGATTTTTTACGTAGTAGCCCATTAGATCGAAGTGTAGCTGACCACTGTGGTTATGGAATTGTTGGCGTTGGCATTAACTTGTACTGTATCTCCCACCCCCAACAAGAGTTTTTCTCCACCGGCATACAGTTGGTATGTGTCTAAAGCTGTGAGTTCGATGCTGGCCAACACAATGTTGGCGTTGCCAGCACTGCCACCGCTGGGCACAACATACACGTTTGCTGTGACATTACCGGCAGTATAGTTACACAAACTCATAAAAGTGATTGCAGTTTGTCCAGAGCTGACATAAACATTTGATGCTGCGGTAGTTACGTTACCTACGAAAATTGACATTTTTATTCCTTAAAATATAATAGCAAACACAATAGCTTTGCTCTTGCTGACTAATTCATCTTGGACACTGGGACTCTTGACATAAAGACCAGTACCACCTGTGCCTTCTGCGTTGTGATACACAGCTACCGAGTTGGCTACAGCAGTGGGAGCCGTAACAATATTGCCAAATACCTGATGTCCTTGCAAGGTAACTCGGACATTGGCCACATCAAATGTATAGTTGACATTGCCGCCAAAAGCACCTACACTGTTAAACTGTATGTCTTTGTTGGCACCACCCGGCGGCGTTGTGGTATTGCCTGCTGCAATATCTAAAAACGTCGCATTATCTGTACTGATTTGCCAGGTTCCACTATTGGTATTCCAACGCAGACTAGCGTAGGTATTGGGGCTTGATGCCTTTTGTGCCAGAATTCCCACGTTTGAATAAAGGCCGGTGTTGTTGGCAGCCAACGTGATAAAAGGATCTGTGATGTCCAGTTCCGTTGTATCAATATAGGTAATGTTACCTTGTACATCCAAGTTACCAAATACTTTTACAGTATGTGTGGTAATTTCAACGTTGTCTATACCGTTGACAGTGTTGATGTAGTAGGTACCATCTATTCGTTTGTGGGTAGCCATATGTCTATAGATCCTTTGTTGTATTTATTCGAGCTACAAAGTCCGCAATCGGCAGACTTTGTAAATTTGTTAGCCCGTTGAAGTCCGAGATATCAGCAGTGGTATCACCAGACACACGTATAAATTCCACCCCAGGAAAGTCACGAATTACTTGAGATAATTGCCTAATCCAGTTGCCAGTAAACGTGGGATTGGCATCTGCAGGCTTGTAAAACTCAGTTCCAGCATAGACATTATTGAACTTTCCCACCACGGTTGGACCCATATCAAATCCCAAGAGATAAATCCTGCGATTTAGGTCTTCACAAGCAATGCTGACAGCAATGGGACCTGAACTAAAACCGCGATATTTTTGCGGCACCATTTGAGCACCCGATCCCGGTGCAGGTCTGCGTGTGTAAAATCTGTTTTTGTTACTATACCCAGATTCCTGTATTACAGTGCTGATGGGACGATCAGTTGATACCAAAACTGTGGGTGTGTGTGTACGATACAGGCCATTGCACCCGTAGACCATGCCCAATGTCAGCAGTTGATCAACATCAATGCTGCTGCGGCTAACACCATTACCTAGTACAAAAGCGGCCATAAAAAATCCTCCCAGTATGTAGCTGAGAGGATTGAGGTAGTATAAAATTAGCTTGTGTAATTTTCTACAATTACAAAGTTCAACAAGTTCTGCTGTGTAGCAGTGTTTTGCTGACCTGTGGTACCCGACTTGATTGCAGTGCCTTCGTCTGTGAAGAAGTCAGCTGCATAACGCACGTTTTGTTGTACAAGATCTTGGGCAAATCCGCCTGGAGCAGCCCCACCAACTTCACCGCCTGTAAAATCATAAGCGTATTTGTTGGTCAACTTGCTGATCAACACTTCTGAACTGTCAGCATCTAATGCAAAACTGATGTTCATGTTGCCTTCTGTTAGTGCGCCTTGTGCTTCGTTAGCTAGTACGCAAACACCTTGCTCGCCCGAGCTGGCACCTTCAACTAGGTACTTTCTTGTGCCTTTTTGACGGATAATAAAACCGTCTTCTTCGCTTTGTCCTGCAATGAAAACTCTGCACTTGACAACAGGATAAGCTGCTGTAGCAACACCGCCGCCGTTGCCAACACCACCAACTACACCAGCGTACTGGTCAGCGTTGAATGTGGCAGGGTAAACTGGATTGGTCAACTGATTCCAAGCGTTGAAACCAATGTCAGTGGTTGTGGATTTTTTGATTTTTAGTGGACGACCCATTTTTTCTTTTCCTTTAAAAGTTAGGCGTTCTAGGCCTACGCGGTGGGATACCGCATAAAACGCAACCCGTGCGTCGTATGATTTATTTATAAAATAATTTGATATCACATGTACGCAGTAAATATCTGCATGGAAACAGAACTGTTAATAGCACAAGGCAACACTCATAGAGAACGTCATCAACCCGACTTGGCCCTGGCCTGTTATGCTCAGGCATTTGTACAGGATTATACATCCACTAGTGCATTCAACAACTATGGCAATGTCATGAGAGAAATGGGATTTCCAGATCGTGCTCAACCATTTTTAGAACATGCCATACGGTTAGATCCCGCAAACGAAACAGCACGTTTCAACCTAGCAGTGTGTTTACTGTTGCAAGGCAACTATCAACAGGGTTGGCCCGCCTACGAAGATCGGTGGACATTTGCCCATCTCAAAGGTACATTACCACAGTTGCCGCAGCCCAGATGGTCGGGCCAAGATCTCTCAGGCAAAACAATCTTGGTCATCGGAGAACAGGGATTAGGAGACACTATTCAATTTGCAAGATTTGTTCTCAATTTGCAGCAACTAGGAGCCACGGTTGTGATGGTAGTTGATCCTGCTATGATTGGTTTGTTTGGTCCAAGCACAATAGCCTACAACGATCCTTTACCGCCGTACGATTACTGGATTACTATCATGAGTATTCCAGGAATCCTGGGAATCACTTTAGAAAATTTATCTAGCCCGCTGAGCTATCTATCTCCTGATCAAGCTCTTGTAAGGCAATGGCAACAGCGACTGGGTACCAAGAAAAAACTTCGCGTGGGATTTAGTTGGTCAGGTAGAAAAGATACTTGGATACATCAACACAAATCAGTTCCGTTTAGTCAAATAGTCGAGTTGATAAAATACAACCCCGAATGCGAATGGATAAATCTACAGATCGATGCCAGCGACAAGGAATCCAAAATACTAACTGATTTGGGCTGTACTACATATCCTGGCACTATCACCTGCATGGCAGATTCAGCTGCGCTAATAACATGCATGGATGTGGTTGTCGGTGTTGATACTGCTGTGAGTCATTTGGCCGGTGCGTTAGGCCGCACCACGTGGATCATGTTGAATCAATACGGACAGGATTGGCGTTGGTTACTTAATCGTGCTGATAGCCCTTGGTATCCCACTGTGAGATTATTTCGCCAACCCACAATGGGCAACTGGGGACCTGTTGTGACTCAAATTTCCCGGCACCTAAATCTTTTTAAAATCTAGGCAGCAGTTTGCCAACTCTTCGAATAGGTATAGACCCAAGCTGGTCTGGTAGTGGTATTACTTTGGAATTCTCGGTTGCTGTTGGTACTGGCAGCTGATTCGGTGGCACGAAATTCCCACACATGATTGGTAAACGTATCTTGTGCACCACCTGCTACACCTGACCCTTGTATCACATAAGTGGCCTGCGGGCTTGCATAGTTTAAAAGATAGGGTGCCATCTCACGATCACCCAAGTCTGTTACAGTGGTGGCAGAATATGTGATGTTGAAACTGTTGTAGCTGTTAGAATTTTGTTGGCGCACAACCAACCAAGCACCAGTGATCACAATCCTACACAGCTCAGGGCCGTAAGTGATGCTGGTTTGAGGATCAGTATAGCTGGTTAGTTCGTTGCCAATCACAGCAATAGGCCATGCTTGGGCCCGTAGATGCAGAAGTTCGCCGCTCAAGGGCTGAGGATGACCCAGGCTGAGTCCAAAAGTGGCGCCATCATTGTAGCCTTGGCGACTAAAGGTCCATAGGCCAGGTGTAACAACAGTTAATCCGTTTGATGCTGTGAGTTCTGCAGAACCAGAATAGGGTGTGACAAATGTGGGCATGCTTTATTTATAGAGAACAAAAAGCCCCTGACGGGGCTTTATATATTATAACAGACGTCGGAGATCTTCTAAGGGATCTTGACTTTCTTTTAGAGATTTTTCTTGATCAAAGCGTTCACCATCGCGATAACCTGTCAACCACATGCGAGCATACTGCGGAAATTCTGCTTCAATCTTGTCCTGTGCTGCTTGAGCACGAGCAGGGTCGTTCTTTAATGCCTTGTATGCTTCGTTGCCCAAGCGGTAGGCCTTGGCCAAGTTGGGATCATTGTAGGGCACATCTGCTTCTGCAACACCAGACTTTCTTGGCAAGTAGCTCAACTGATCACTTATAAAATCTGGGTCGATCATGTAACCACGAACTTGTCGGGTGGTCATTCCGTCGCGTCTGAGATAATCGCCTATCATGGAAATTATTTCACCTTCCCGGGCTGGATCATATTCAATACCGTCGCGTGCCATTTTTTCACCAATGGCAAGATTTTCTGATTCGGCACCTTCGTCATACCGGTCGTACTTGGCTCGGATGGGGTCTAACGCTCGGCCTTCGCGACCTGCCTGAGCCAAAGCCTGCATACCCGCCTTACCGTACTTTTCATAACCTTTGGCAGCACGACTCATGCCGCCACCTTCCTCCAGACCCCGCTGTGAAGACATGTCTTTGATTTGAAATTCCATCTCACGCCACATCTTTTGTGCCAGGTCGGGAGTCACTCGGGCTCCGTCTTTGCTGAGATCATTTACAGCATAATATGTTTTGTGAGGTGCATAGTTGTAGACCTCAATCATTAGTTCTTGAACACCCAGGCCCGGAATCTTTTTACGCCAGAAGTAAATTGTGTTGATTTTCTTTGGGTCATCCGATCGGGGTTCTACTTGTTTGTCGGCCAACTTAAATCCACCTGCTGTAAACAATCGGTTGGCATCTTTGACTAAATCTTTACCAGTATAGTCTGCGTGGCCTGTGATTTTAGGGGCAGCTTCCGCCACACCTTGCTCTTTACGTTTTTTAATTTCAGCACGTAAGGCTTTGGCTGTTGCAGCGTGTTCTGGATCAATGTTAAACGAGTCGCTAAACTTGTATGCTTTCTGCAATTCTTCGTCGCTGAGTTTGCCGATAGCAGCGTGATTTATTTCTCGGCCGGCCTTATCGCCAAACAAGCCTTCCTCTACACCTTTCTTATCGTATGAAGCATCGAACGCTTTATTCAGTGCATCGCTAGCATTTTTAGTTGCTTTTTTTGCCGTTTCTGGTTTGACCATGATCTCTTTTTTACCAGCATCGGCATCGTCATCGTCGCGTGGCAATCCATGTCCGCCATGTGGGCTACGTCCACCACCATAATCCATTTCATTTAACTGTTTTTTAGCTGTGCCCGCAGCAGCAGCGTCGAACGTTTCTAATAGTGCTCGTAGAGTTTTTGCGTCTTGGTCGGGTACTAGCACAGGTTTGATCGTCATTGGGGAAATCCTTGGTTCGTTGTTTTATTTAGCTGTTACTAGAATGATCCTCTACCTCGCGATGCAATTCTTCGGCTGTCCAACCAGACTCAGACAAGATTTGTATAGCACTTATAAACAAACTAAACACGGTTGCTGTATAATCGAACCCTATTTCGTTGTTTTCTTTTTCGTATAGTTGTTCCAATGCTTGGTCGGCTGCTTTATTGCATACGTCAATATCAAAATGATACACAGTACCATCGGGCAATACTTCTACAACATCTGTTTCTTTCATTTTGTTTCCTTTAAGGATTTGCAGTTGGCACCATGCCAACGCTTGTACATTGCAATACTCGATTCTTTGCCGCAATGCTCGCATATTTTCTTTTGCTGTGACGGATGTGTGCCGGCTTCTAAGCGTTTACGATTAGCGTCTGGGCCGACCCAGGGATTTTTTCCTTCGGCAATCATGCGTTTATTGTGCTCTGGACCTACTAAGTTATGTGTACCGTTAGCAATTCTTTTAGCATTTACTTTTCCGTCTTTGTTAGGACTATTACCATTTTGCCAGTGATGGATACCTTGTTCGCTACGCCACTTGCTGGGATTGTTTGTCAGATTTATGTGTGTACCACGTTCCATTGCTACTTTAGCATTTTGTCCGTCTTTGTTTGGATTACGATCGCCTTGTAAATTGTGTATACCTTGTTCTACTCTGGTTTTTTGTCTAATTCTACTATTTTCCCTGGCAGCAGGATCTTTACGCATATAATGATTTTCGCCACTTATTTTAGCAGCTACTTCTGGATTCTTCATTGGGTTATTTTCGCTATCAAATCCAATCGGATCAGACGTTCCGTTCATACAGTTTGGTTTACCAAAGTGCTCTGCTAAGTATTCACCTTCGAGTTGTTTCAGATGCTTTTCGTTATCAGCAAATTCTAATATCTCTCTGGTTACTGATGTTCTATCTTTAATACTCGCAGGCCAGTAACCAGAACCAATGTAACCGTCGTTTAGGTTTTCGGTACTGTGACGGCCAACATAATACTTGCCGTTTTTATGAGTAGTTTTATAGATGATGTGATATTTCATAATGTATTTATAACATAATCACACGCATTACGCAATCTATTTGAGTCAACAAAAAACCTGCCGAAGCAGGTTTTTTGATATTGAAAAACAACTAAATGGATTAGCTGAATGACAAATTGGAAACTGCGATCTCGCCCACGTAGTCTCCGGCGTTGCCGAAACTGCTAGCCGTGTTCGTCAATTC